CCGATTGCTTCCTTGCAATCAAGTGTAAATCCGGAAGTCAGCAGACAAGCCATATTAATTTTTTAGATTAAAGGGTGAAATAAACAACTTCAGATGGGAATGCAACTTGCACACCATACTTGAAAGTTAAACGGAAACGCACTTCGTCTGAATCTTCAGAGTACCAAAGTTTTGCGATTTCCTCTTCGTTTGCAAGGTCAGTTCCTAAGAAGAAGTTAGACAAAGAACCAGCAAACAATTTGTTTGTTCCGTTCAAACCACCAACGGCGATCAACTTCATATTAGTTCCAGGATAAACCATTTCCATTTCAGTTGCAGCATCGGCTACATAGTGAAACAAATTGGCGTTCTTCAAATTAACCAACATCAACTTGTAAGCATCAACACCCAAGAAACAAACTAAGTCAGTTTTGGTTGCAACGGCAGCAGGGATGTTTGCGTAGATTTGATCTAAGATGTCATCGATGTTTGCAGAAGTTACAGTTGTGAAAGTTGTTGGGGCAGCATTTGCCAATGTTGGAGATGCAGCAGCGATGATTTTGCTCAAACCATCAAAACGGCTCAAGTTAGGATTACCACTTGCAGTATCACCCTGCCAAAGAGCAGTTTCCAAAGTTTGTGCAATCACGGCTACCTTCTCATTTCCAATCTGCTCCTCGAAAGGAATCATTGTTGGTGAACCAGGCATAATTTGTGTTTGCATCCACTTTGCTTCCAAAGTTTTAGGGCAAAGAGTTTCTTCAACTTTCACAGCACCAACGGTGATGTTACGCTGAGTAAAGGTGGTTGTACCACTTGGATTGTATCCACAGCCATCGGCTTGAAAGAATACAGTTGAAGCGATAATGTTCAAGGCAGCAGATGATTTAACACCTACCTGCACTTGGTTTGCAGCGTACATTGCAGCGGCAGTTTTGCCACTGAACAATGCTTTAACCAACAAGTCTGTTGACTGTTCGTTGTTGTAATTAACGAGAGATCCGACTGAAAATGCCATAGTTTTAGTTTATTTATTTAGTGAGTTTTTTAATCTTTTCAATGCTTCAAACTGATCATTCTTCTTGTTTGAAACGGGAGTTTTGGTTGGTTCTTCTGAAGGCAAGTCAGCAACTTTCTCGATCAAGTCGATTGCTTTGCTCATTGCTTCTTTGTGTGTGTTGTTTGATGCAGTCAATGTTGCAACTTTGGCAGTCAATTCAGCGATTGCAGTTTCCATCTTGGCAACTACTTCGTTGAATGCAGATACGGTTGCGAACTCTTCGGCTTCAACTTCAATCTCAACTTCAGGTTCAACGATTTCAGTAACTAAACCACCAACGGTTGTCACCAACAATCCACCTTCAACCTCGTGGGTTGCATCAGGTGCTGGGATATCACCCTCAGCAGTTTGAACGAAGATGGCAGTACCGATTGCCAATTCGCCTTCGTAAGTGATTACAGTACCATCAGTCAATGTGGCGGTTGCCATATCGACTTTGATTTCTTCGTCAGAGAATCCAAGCATTGTGCGGATTTCCTTGAGTGTTTCTTTTGCGTTCATTTGTATATTAATTAGTTTTTAGTTGTAAGTGTTGCAATTTTACTTGCCATTCCATTGGGAAAGGATTGATTTCATTTGCTCCAGGAGTTGTTCATCAGCATCAACTGGAAAGTCAAAAACACCCTCAACTGAGAATCCTTTGAACTCGCCTGACTTGACTTTTGACCACACTTCATCGTTGTCGATTAGGTATGAAACAAACCAAGAACCATCGGCAACCTCTTCAAATCCCTTTGGTGGCATCACGCCCCGTTCACGATCTATAATGTATGATTCAAACAAGCTCACGCCATCGGCAATCGGTGTTTTGTGGTGTGTGTTCACCGCATCATACTTGTTGCCTCTTGCCCACTTCTTTGCAATCTTAAAGATAGATTCCTTGTCAAACACCACATAGTACTCACCACGAATGTCATCTCTGCGATAGATGGGTAGATCAGCAATCATTGCTGCACCCGTCACGATGCGTTTCTCTTCGTCCTTGATTTCAAACCTTTGGGTGATTTCTGCAAATGCAAGAAAGTCCTTTTGTATGGCTGGAGTTTCAACCAAAGAAACAAACTCAACGCCCGTTTCCTCGTCAAACTCATTTATGTCTAATCGGTATACTGGTAACTTCATCATCTCTAAATAGCGTTATTTTACAACGGATACTTTTTTGGTGGAATCCACACGATCACTTGTTCTGCGGATGTCACCTTCAGTCACAAATACTTTGGTATCAAATCCGGTTACTGTTGGAAGTGTTGAACTTACTTTCGGTGCTGACATTTGTGGCATTCCACCGCCACTCATTTGTCCTGCACCTGATGGTGCTGACGGCTGACCGCCTTTGAGGATATCCCTTGCTCTCTTTGCGTTGTTGAGAATCATTGCCGCAAGTGCCACATATTTTGCAATACCAGCAATACCACCCGTTGCGACATTGTCCGGTGATGGTGATGTTGTAGTAGTCATAGCGTTTGAGATACTCATTGCCGTATCCGCTGCGATTGTAGACAACGCCAGTACCTTGCCCACCTTTGATTGCTCACCAGCAAGTCCGATGATTGCGTTTGCCAAACCTACCGATGCATCAAACAAATCTTGCTTTGATTTCTTCATTGCCTCATCTGCTGCAAGTGCTTTGGCTGCGGCATCTGCCTTGTCTGCCGTTTCTTTATCCAGTATTTCTTTTCGCTTTGCTGCCGTTTCTTCTGCAAGTTTTAGTTCTGCTGCATCCACTTCCGCAGTTGCAACGACTTCCAAGTCCTTATACTTTTGATCAATGGCAGCAATTGCCGCTGCATTATCACCGACCGCTTTTAACTCTGCTGCTTTTGCGTCTTGAAGTGCTGCTAATTTGTTGCTATATTCTTGCTGAATTCTCTCTCCTTCATCAGTCAACAATGCCAGTTCTTTTTGTCTTGCCGCATCTCGTGCCGATGCTTCTGCTGCCAAAGCATCGTTGGTCATTTTCTTTTTGTCCTCCTCCAATTGTGCCAATCGGTCTAATTCCTTTTGAGCAGCATCATCATCATTCTTCTTTTTGTCCTCTTTGGCTTTTGTGTGGATGGCGTTAATTGAAAGTTGATATCCAGCGTTTGTGTTCTTGAGTGTGTTAAGTTGTTTTTTTGTTTCAGCAATTGCCGCATCTGCTTCCTTTTCTACTGACTTTGGATCAAACACCATTTTTGCCAAAGTGCCACTAAATGCATCTTGCAATCCGAAATCTTGTCCCAATGCTTTTCCAACATTGTCAATTGTCTTGAGCAACATTGTAAGAGGAAATGTCAAGAACTCAATTACTCCTTTAAGGATATCTTGGTTTCTTTGAGCAGCATCCATCTGAGCTTGTTTCATCGTTTCTTGGGCGGCTAATTGTGCCTCAAGTTGGGTGATGACCGCACTCGTTTGCTGGATTTTTAATTTGAGTATTTCTTCTTCGGTTAATCCTTGAAGTTTTAGAAGATTATCTTGGGCGTTTAGCGTATCCAGTTTGCCTTGTTCAACTTTCTCTTGTGCTTTTGCATCTGCCAAAAGTTTCTTTTGCTCTGAATCTACACCAGTCACCGCCTCTTTAATTTCATCCCAATAAGCAACGATTGCACCAAGAGCAACAAGAATCAATCCGATACCTGTTGATCCAATACCAGCTCTGATTGCTGCAAATGCTTTCTTTGCACCAACAGCAATGCTTGTAAAAATTGCACGAAATTGTTGTTGAACTTTCCCTAATCCCTCAAGACCTTGTGTCAATGCCATTGCACCTTGCAACTTAATCATCGTCTTTTCAAAGTCCTTTGATTCATTGCCGAACAACGCCATTGCACCTTGTGCCGCTTGGAATCCGTTTGCAACACCTGAAACAACTGTGTTCAATTGTGCAAACTTGTCGGGATTGACCGCTTTCACACGATCATTGAAATCCTCCATCCTATCACGAGCCGATGCAAGTGTAGCTTCTGCCTTCCGTGCTTCAGGTGAGAACTCTCCGAACTGCATCACCGCTTGTTGAGCTGCGACTGTTAGTTCTTTTATCTCTGCCTTCATTGATTTGAAGTCAGGTTTTTTGACGGTTAAGTCAATCGTTGCGTTTAGTGCCATTAGTGTCCTTCTGCTATTATGTAAAATTGAACGCCATCAGTAGTGATGACATCGTATGAATGATGTGCTGTTTGTGTGTGCGTGTCGCTGCCGTCTATTTGAGCAGCAGTTGCGGTGTCAATGGTCACTTGATGTCCTGCCAATGGCTTTTTGATAATCCAAGTTTTACCACTTAGTCCAGTTGGATCGGGTAGAGTGATGGTAAAATTCCCGGCAGTTGTTGATGCTATAATTAACCAATCATATTTTGTTGCCGAGTAGTTTGCTGATACGGTTGTAACTGCACCACCACTCAAATAGTTTGGATACATCTCAAAGTTGCCAACATAGAGTGTATCAGATTTGGTGACTTCAAAGTCATTGCAGACAAGTGCCACACTTCCATCAACGCCCACCCCAAAGACGGTGTCAATCACTCCAAGTCCTGAGTTGTTGATGTTGATTGGAGATTGGACAATTCCCGTTCCCACAAACACACCACTTCCATCACTCTGACTTGTGCCAACGCTGATGCCTTTGATGCCCGGTTTGAATGGAAAGTTACCTGCTGGATACAAATCACCATAGGTTTCTACTTGCTCACCTCCAGCCGTTCCAGCACCTACCACTTTGATGGTTTGTGTTGCCGGTGGGATGAACTGAGCCAAAAGAAATTCGCACTCATAAACACCTTCTTCAACGGGATTGTAATCGCTGACCTTGTTCAATCTCCAGTACTGACCTTCAAAGAAATACAAGTTGTTGAATCGCAAGTTGTACCAATCTGACGGTGTGATTCTGAAATAAGCTCGTACAATTTTGGAGTTCTTATTGGTGATTTCGGTGATGAAACGATAATAGAAATTTGTGACAAGATTAAAATTGCCGTATTGATAACCAGCACCAACACCCAATTCTTTCGGCATCCCAAATAGGATATCAAAGGTCGGTGCAGTAACTGAATCGTAGTGAATCGTCAAGGGCAATTTGGTTTGCGGATAAACGATGGAATCCATATATGAAAACAACAACAAATCCCAATACACATCGGATTGCAAACCTCCGTAATACATTATACGCAAATCACCATCCTTCTCAGATTCCACATAACTCAACACAAAGTTCTTTTGGTTGTTGTTGTAGTTCTTGATTTGGGTAGGCGAGAACACAATGTCAATCTTCTTCTCCGTTTTTACAAAGTCATTGTCAATCTTGTATGTGCGTGAGCCATAAGTTGATTGATACATTTCTTGATATTCTTTGTTGGATGTATCTGCTCCCTCTTTGTAAGTGAATACATAAGGGTTTGCATCAAGATCACCCATCGGAACAATCTCAACTGGTTGTGAGTAGTCAAGTTTCTTTGTCCAATCCACATTTACCCCATTGTAGAAATCATCACGGGGAACGATGCGAAGTATCTTCGGCTGGTCTTGGCTTGGCTCAATGTACAAGTTGAACATCTTGACAAAGCTCATCAGCATATCGGATTGCTTGACTTCGGAGTTTAAGAACTGAGCAAAATCCGTTGTTGACCCATACCCATAATTAAACCCAGTACAGTTGTTTTCCAAGAATGAATTGACAACCATTGCCAATGTGAATTGGGCATCAGTTAATTGATAGTTATTAACAACATTATACACCCCCATCATTTTTAATTTGACGCTATCTCCAACCAGTAGATTCTGCAAGTCAAAATGTAGGTGATACGCACGAGTTCCTCCAATCGTATTTCCAACAAGTGATTTTTTAATCAGCTTATCATTCACATATATTCCAATACCAATTCCGAAAGTAGTGGTTAGTATTGACGGGAATATGTTACTTAACAAAAGTTCCAAGTATGGTTCAAAGACATAGTTCCCTCCAGCAGGTACAATGTAAGCACCCGTTGTTGTGTTGTAGTTATTGCCGTTGTCGTAAAAGTTACCACCTGAATCAACATTAAAAATCAATGTACCACCAGTTAGCAAAAGTTGACTGCTTGATCTACCTGCTTTGAACCTTCGTTGTTCCAATGTGATTGCATCAACAATCAATCCGTTTGGTGGTGGAATTATTAATCTTTTGAATCGGTCATTGTTGAAAAACGAATCGTTTGTGTACGAATAACCGGCATTGCTGAATATCTTGTCCACGATGGTCTTTGCATAAAGGCAAGGAGTCATTGATGGCACATCAAAGCGATTGATGTTTCTCACCGTTGAATATCCTTTGTCTATCAGGGCGTACAAATAACCTTCACCATAGGCAAACGCTTGAGTTGTTGCGTTCTTGACAATGCTTGTATCCCAAGAATTTATCACCGTGCCACTTGACAATGTGTGATTGTATTCGCTGAAGTTCAACACATTCAATTTGCGGTCTGCGATGGTCGTGAATAGATCAGCCGTTTGTCCGTGCAGTGAACACTCATATTGGATGTCCGTTGAATCCAGCACATTGATTTGAATTAATCGGATGAATCCACGCATCTGCTCAATCTCATCAAGCAATACCACGACATCCGCTTTCTTATTCGGATTGAAATCGGGTGCAAACTGCGTAGTTCCTTGAATGGTTTGTTCAACCTCAAAGATGTGTGAGAATAACTTGTTGTTAGCACGAGTACCAGGAATCACAACCGTCTTTGTCCACTCACTTGACCTTGTTTCAGGTGACTTGATGTCAGCAATTGACTTGGAGATGAGAATGTCAAAGTTGTCCGATAGGTCAACTGGGGAGTTATTGACTAATAACCTGATCATAGTCGTTGTGATTTGTCAGCAAACGACAAGGTGACATCAAGTTCAAGGTTGAACAACTTGTCCTGAACACCCTTCTTTTGCTCATAGGTTGCATTGTCAATGTTGACCGCATACAAAGTACCGTCATACATATACACCACCGGTGATTCAATTAGATCACGCAACCAAACGGATTCGGTGTCATCAATCCAATTGGATGTGAGCTTCACTTTCTGACTGGCAGTCGTATGATAGTTTGAACGAGTGCGGACGCTTGTCTCATAACCGTATGTCGCACCGAGTGAGTAGGGATTGGATTGGAATTGCTTTCGTGCAACCTCGAATGTATCTCGTCTAACCATATTGAAACGGAAGGAATCAAATCCTCCCAATCGGTTCATAAAGAAAATATCCGTTGTTTCGTATTTGCTACACTCGTCTTTTATGTTGATGCGATAGGTTTCTGACTTGGCAGTTCCACCGAGTTTCAACACGACATCAAAGAAGGTTGCTGCACCAGGTATTGTCAATTGATTTCCCACAGGTATTCTCACGACCTTAGACGAAGGCAAAGAGAATGTTTGTGTACTGGCATCGGAGTAGGTAATTACAACGCTTGTGGCATCACCTTTCAAAGCATAGAGCCAATCCTTCTGAGTGCGATGGATGTATCTCGTTCTGACATTTGTCAAGAACTTTGCACTTGATGATGTGGCAAGATATTGAGCTTGTGCGTAGGTGACCAAATCAAACGGATTCAAGGCAGCATTCCAAACAGTTCCAGTTGCGGAAGTCAAGTCAAGATACTCCGTGATTGTTCCCGTTGCTGATGGTGAATACTCATACCCGAACTCCACCTCGTAATCCGAGAAGGACGATGTGCATCCGCTTGGTGATGTATCTGCAAAGTTCCAATCGTTGCTCACATAACTCTCAAGGATGCGACCAATGTTGAACACCCCTTTGTTTGTACTTCCAAAGTAGATGGGTGCTTTTAACTTGGCAACGGATGTCGCTGCAACTTTGACATTTGCAATAAACTTGAAATTGTCTTTCGTGTAGATACCACCTGAAGATTCCGTGATCACGAAGTTCGTGTCGTTGAATGCTGGATGATATGAATCGGGTTGTTGGGTGATTGATAGAGCCACGATAAAAAATAGCGGATAGGTGGTTGCGTTCCAAATGCTCATCTTTGCACTTTATAATGGTTAATTGCACCCATTTTGAACCACATTGACCAATATATTAGTTGATTGATTGCACAATAATTGCACAATAATGTGTCATATAGTACCCAAAAGCATATAATTTTGGGTGTTTTATACCACATTATACCCGAATGCGTATACTTATGATGGACAAATCAGACATAAATACTTTGCAATCAGTAGTGATTCCCAATACTTATCGCAACAAATGACTTTTATGAATGAATATACTGGAAAATTTCATGCAGTTATTCGGGTAATTACCGAGTATAGTGGAAAAATTTGACAACCAACATTTGCCACTAATCCTATAAATTGGCAATTTGTAACAAATACTGCCACAAATTTGTTACCGATTGGGATAATTTAGTGCATCGCAATTGATACTGCTTGGTATTATACCGCTCGGTATCACAACATCTCATTCAGACAAGCCACGATGTACGGATTGAATCCTTTCCCGGCAGCATCCTCCAAACGCTTCTGCCGTTCTTTGGTCTTGGCTTTGTAGAATGCCATTGAATTCAAGAACTCAATCAACGGCATCTCCAGTATGAAATCCCACTTGGTGCGATCACCTTTGACAATCTTGTCAACTATCTCCAGCCAAACTATTGGGGATTGGTCAACTGCTCTTTCATCTCCTTCATCTGATCCGTCAAAGAGCAAAGGATATTTTTCAATAACTCGGGATAAACTTCCAAAAAAAAAAGAGCATAAGTGTACGGAAGTGGAACGGGCAAGTGCATCATTAAGCCACACTTATCCTCATAGTGTGCTTGAGCATCAACGACCTTCTTGTTCCTTCCAAAGAAATCCACCTCAACGGATAGCAAGGCAACAATCTTATTGAGCGATTCAATCACATCTCCGTTGAATACCTGCTGGAGTTCGATGAAGTGGTGACCACACATCTCGTTTGGCGTTTTGGCTAATCTGAAATATCTGCCACGCAGTTTGAAGGTGAACTTGATTGGTGCTTTGGGTAGGTCATTCAAGAACGACAACTTAGTAAACTCGTTTGTGAGCTTGTCCAATGTCATTGACTCGACCTCATCCATTGAAAGATTCAAAGCGATGGCAAGGATGTTCATCTGCCTCTCAAGGTCAGACATATCACGACAAGAGTGAATCTCTTGAAGTTGGTGGATGGTTATGTTTTTCCAATTCATATTATGCGAAGTAAAATGTTCCTGGTCTATTGTGAGCTTTGCAATCAACGGCAAGTGCGAGAGCCATTACACAGTCATCGTGTAGTCCGGGCGGTGCAGTATATCGCACACCCGTTCTTGTGTACTCAAATTCAAAGTTCTCCATCTCACTTCCAATCGGTTCTTCAGGAAAGAACACATCGGTTTGTTGCACCGACATCACCAACCCTTCAATGAGTTGTTGTTTGCTTTGGCTTGTAAACTTGAATCCCTTCACTCTTTGACAAAGTCGCTGAAGTTGTTCAACGATAGGATCTCCAACCCCGGTCGAATCCACAAACGATGGTGTGTTTCCAATCAGTTTGACAATCCTCGCTTGAGTGACTGACCAATCGGCTTGGAATCGTTCACAATATGATACGCAATTATTCGCATCCATACCAATAATAACCGTATAGTCCGAATACTTTGCCAAATCTACACCCCAAGCAACAACGGGCATTGATGAAATTGGTCGGTAACATTTGCGGATTGCATCCAAGCCGAACGGATTTGATTTGTCATCGGCTGGTTCTGCAAGGTAGAGTTCACGGAATACATAATCAGGTAGATCTCGCTTTGCTTGTTCAATCTCTTTCTCCGAGATGATGCCTTCCCTTGCTGCATCGTATGCCGTTATTTTGAAATACTTGTATTCGGCTTCTCCTTGCCTTGCTCGTTCCCCTAATTTATAGAACCAATTCTTTTTGCCTTTGACATTCCCAATCAACTTGCACTTGCCTTGTGTTGCAGTCAAAGTTGAACGCAGTGCGTACCACGATTCCTCACGCATCCTTGACGCTTCGTCAATCACGGCAGCATAGACATCATCACCATACAAGTTGTCCGGTTTCTCTCCTGACTTAAATTCAATCCTTGCACCCGTTGGCAAGGTCAACAATAGTTTTGTTTCGTTGCTGATGAAGAAGTTTTTGTCCGTTACTTGGTTCTTCATCCTTCGGAATGCAATCTCCGCTTGTTGGTATACTGGAGCCACCCACCACACACTCTGCCCATCCTTGCATTGGAGTGCTTGTTCAAAGAGCCAAATGATATGTGATGCGGTCTTGCCGGTCTTGGTACTCGCAGCCGTAATCGTGAAACGGGCATCGCAATCAAGGATGTCCTTTTGATAGTTCGTTAGATATGGTCGTGTATAATTTATTTGCACAACGATTTGTATAACTGCAATCGGGTTAGGTTGTGGAGTTCAAGGTTGTGATGCTTTTTGCAATACTCGTAGTTGCTTTGACCCATTGCCTGACGAACTCCGTGACCGGCATCAATCAACTTCTGAATGCCTGATCTCCATTGGTTGCGTGGAAGAAATAGCACCCCATCGTTTGCGGTGTGATACAGGTAAGGCAAGACCGCAGAACAAATGATTGGCTTTTTGTAGGCACTGGCTTCCAGTATCTTCAGCTCAGATTTGCAGTTGTTGAACTTGGTATCTTGCAAGGGTGCGACCACGATGTCAAAGTGCTTGTACACCTCACCATATTCAAACACGGTTGTGCCTTCCACAATCTTAGCATCGGGCATACTCTTGGCAATCCGATTCCAAATCTCGCCTGGTGTATAACCGCAGATGTAAAACTCAATGTCCATTCCTTTGATCTCCTCAGCAATGAGCTTCAAGTCCTCCTCGTGAGTAACTCCACCAACCCATCCGACTTTGATTTTGTGGGTTCTTGGTTGTGGTTCGGCTTCCCATTGCTTGTGTGTGTAGTCAAGGCAGTTGGATGCGATGATGACATTCTCATTGATTTGACGAATCTCTTTGGCAAGTGCTGGAGTTGTGGTGATCACCGCATCAGCGTAATTGATGGCATCCTTTACGCCTTGCTTGATTCCTTTGCGATAGTTCCAATATGCTGGGTTGTATTTTGGGAGAACCCAATAGTCGTCAATGTCCACGACATAGGGAGTGCCTGAATCAGCAATCTTTTTTAACACATCATAATGCCTTGCCCCAAGCCATCGTGAGAAGATGATCACATCAAATTGGGTGTAATCAAGTGTGAGCCATTCCTCTTGTGATTGGCAAACGCTGACATCCGCTTGTCCGTCAATTTGCATCCGTAAGTGTGGCGTGAATAAGCGGTGGTAAACAACACCATTCATTCCGTCCGTAAGTATCAGTAATTTCATAGAGTTTTGAGTAAGTGATTGAAAGCTTGATTGGTGACATAGTCAAAGCCATTGTTGATGGGGATGACATTCGGTGTGTGAACGCATATCTCAAGCAATCGTTTAACTTTCATTTGCTCTGCGATTGCGTATGTGCTTGATTGATTTCCGATGAATGCCTTTGAACTGCCGATAATGGTTGCCAACATCAATGCATCCTGACATTTCAATAGTTCACAATCCAACTGCCATCTCTCGGTGAATGCAATATACTCGGATTCATAGCCAAAGAAAACGCACTTGTGTTCTTTCAATGGGAAATAGTTGATGTCGTAATTGCGATAACGAGATGTAAAATTCAAGAGAATCTTGTCCGCAAAGTATGGGATAGGTTCAGTCGCTTCAATGCAAGGTTCGTAAAGGTCTGACATCAATTCGGGGTAGACAAGAAAGTGATTCCGCCTCAAATCACCAGCACCGAGATTCAACCTGTGATTCCTAAACTTATCAAAGTCATAATCAATGTCGGGGTGTGAGTGCATCTCAACCCTTTTAATGTACGATTGATGCTCAAGCAAAGGTTTGATGTATTCGTATGATTTTAAGTTCATACAGTATCCTCCGCTTGGATGACCATCAACGGTGTTCCTTTCACGGAATCCGATGTGAAAATCTACCGCACCGTGCAACTCCGCAACTCGCTTGGTTGCCGTGAGTGAATAGATCAAATCACCGAGATGCCCTGATTGGATTACTTTCATTCGTTTGGTAAAATTGGGATGGGCATCCAGTACATCACATTGATCCAAGCCATCGTGTTTTCGTCTATCCACATATCGTCAATAAACCGTGCAAGTTTGATTTCGCCATCAAAGGTTGCAACGAGTTTCAACTCTCCGTCATACGGTGGGAATGTATCCTCACCTCTCCAAGTTTTTTTCATCGAGATTCAAAGTTATTGTAAAGTTTTTAGATTGGATTGTTTGGTCAATGGTTTCTTTCGGTTTGCCTTGTGATCGTGTGAGCAACATCTCCAAGTTGAACAACGAGTTTTTGTCGTGACCTTTTAGCAATGCACCGGCAATCGTGCGTTCCATAATCGTGTACTCATCCCCTCGGTCTATCTTCTCCAGTTCTTTCCGTGATAGCGACAACATAGACAACATCGTATCTTCCACTTGGGATTTTGTGTATCCAATCTCCTTCATTTGTGTGATGAGTTTCTTTGGTCTTCCGTTGCCAATTCTTCTCTCATCCTCTCCCGGCTTGAATGGTTTTAAGTTCTGCTCGTTCGCCATAGTTTTCTCATTTATCTCACATTTTCAATTTCTCTTGGTGCTTCTCTTTTAGGAAGTCCTTGTATTGTTTCTTGTCACCATATTTGATGTGACATTCTCTGCACAGTGCTTGTAAATTCTCAATCACATCCTTTGTCTTTGTCCCTCCCATTTGTCTTGGTTCAATGTGATGGATGTCCACGGCAGTTTTGCCACACACCTCACAAGGGATGAAGTCACTTATGTCATAACCGAAATGGTTGAGATAGTGCATTGTGTGTTTCTTCATATTTCAAGATTGTACTCATTGAGCAGTTGATGCAGTTTGTCTCTTGTCTCTTGCAACGCTTTGTAAGTATCCTCGCTTTGGTTATCCGGTGCATACTTAATCAATCCCCTCAAGTGCTGGTCTAAATAGTAAGCAACCAACGAGAATTTGTATCCGTTCACCGCCATATCAAACTCTGCTCGTTCTTCGGTTAAGTCAAACTCAAGGATTGCTTTCATTGCTCACCTCCTCCGTAGGTTTCGTTGTAGTATTGTTCACCAGTTATTGGTAATGTACTTTCAGGATAATCAATTCCATGAACTGTTCCTTTGTTGTATGCAGTTTCAATTCTTTCTTTCTCCATTTCTTTGGCTTGGTCAATTACTTCATCTGGAATTTGTGCAGTATCACCATATTTTCCGCATTCAATTAAGAACCACTCCACTGCCGTTTGTTGTTTATTGTTCATTCTTTCTCCTCCTCTTTGGTTTCTGCTCATCATCGGCAAGTTGTGCTAACTCCAATGCTTTTTGGTCTGCCCATATCAAAAGCGAGAACACCGATTCAATCACACAAGTTGAGCAGTTGGGAACATTGCGACCAAATATCTCACGGTGTACATTCTGAAGTTGTGCCGATTGCTCAGGCGTTAATTGAAACACGAGTGTCTTTTTGTAGATCTCGTATGCCGGGCGAAGTGACTGGATGAATTCTATCATAGTTTTTCAATTTCTTTTTTTACTTCTAACAAAAACTCGTAAATCTCCTCATCAGGAATAAACCAAGCAACTTTAATCATTTCATTAACTGCAATCAATGCACATTGAATCCCTTCGTTTCGTTGTTGCAATCCAACTACGGTAAATTTATCAACCAACTCTTTTGCTTTCTCTTGCGGTGTCATAGTTTTGTCTCAAGGAGTGCAACGATTACGGTTGCTATGGATGCGTACAAGATACCCACAAATCCGTAGGTGTATATAAAAAAAGACAATCCCAACCACCACGACAAGCAGAAAGCACAATCAAGTGGTTTCATTCGTTTCCATTTGGAGAAGTCGCTTCCGTAGAGATAGCGTTTTAACAAGTCGGCTGGTTTGCCGAAGTTGACGATGATGATGCTTAGACAAGCAATTCCAATTATTTCGTTGTACATCTTTCTTTCATTAATTTTACTACTCGCAGAATCTCCCTGACTGAAATATCCGTTTGGCGGTGGATTGCTCGTGCTGACATTCCGCTGCACCAAAGTTTGAATAGTTCACGCTCATAGAAATACGCTTCTTCAGTTACTTGATTTATTTTGTTGATTCGTTTTTGTTCGATTTGTTCATCTTCTTCCCGTTCCATAAGAAGGTCGGGTTCTTCAGACAAGTGCAAGTCATAGACATCGTATTGATCATAAATCCGAGATTCACCAAAGGGATGCCGGTTGCCGTTGATACAAAGGTACAAAAGACGGATTGTCCAAAACTGGATGTATCCGTCATTGTATATTTTCTCAATTTGTTCATCAGGTTTTTGCAGTATGGTGAGAAAGTAGAATTGATAGAGTTCCCTTGCCAACTCGTTTCCTTTGGCTATGTTCTTCGTGGCTTTGGTCAGCCATTCCGCTTTTGAGAGTTCCTCTATGATTTCCGCTTTATTCACATTTTCTTTTCAATACTACAAATATAACCATTCTTTTCGTATTTTTTCTTTATCCTGAGCATCTCATCTTCACACCGGAGAATATGTATTGACGAGCTTAGACCTTTCGTGCAGATGCAAACCCAGTAAGGATAAAGATTCGACATATAGTTTGTTGGTTGTTCGGTCATATTCTATAAGTGAATCGTAAACTTGCACGGAGTTAATGATGGTTGAGTGATCACGGTGAAGAATCTTGCCGATGGAAAGATAGGTCATCTTGAGATGCTTTCTACATAAATAGCAAAACAAGTGCCGAGCATCCATAATGTTTTGAGTGCGAACCTTATCCACGATTGCATCAGGTGTGACATCATACACGATTGCAACCACTCGCATCGCTTCAGTCCATTCGGCATCTATCTCGTTGATCTTGCATCTTGGATTGATGATTTCTTCTTTGAGTTTCTTGACCTCGTCAATTCGTTTTTGATTCAGTTCGGCAACAACTCCTTTGAGCCGTTTGACTTCTTGTTTTAGTAGGTGGGTTTCTTGATAGTGGTTCATAGCTCGTTGATGATTTGAAATAATTGATAGGCGATTTGTGGAACTATTGCGTTGCCGTAGCCTTTGATGGATTCTGCTCTCCACTTTGAAAAGGTAATTCCATCCAGTTGTGTGGGAATCCCATCATCTCCGCTACAAATCGGGGATTGAGATGGGAAGTTCCTCCACCAACTTTGTGTGCTATCTGCTCCGCTAAATTGCTGTTCTCCGCATTCACTTTGTTGTGGCGTTTCAAACTGTCCATTGTCATACCTGATCTCAGTCCGTCCGATGCACTCGGAGTCAGTAGGAATCTGCTCAATGTCATTGAATGCATACTCCCCTCTTTCACTTGTGTTGATTTCATTGATGCCGTTGCATTGGTCGAATCCATTGCCGTTGGAGTTGGTAGCATTATTGGATTTATTTTTATTGCTTGACCATTCACACATCTCTTCAATCCGTCTTGCAGAACTGTAGGCAATAAACCAACATCTATCTCTTCGGTGCGGTGCGTTTTTGGCTGCAGCTGGAATAATAAACGGCTGAACTTCGTACCCTTCATTTTCCAAGTCAAGGCACACCTGCTCGAATACCAATCCGCCATCAATATTCGTGATACCAAAGACATTTTCAGCAATGACGAATCTTGGTTTAATTTCTTGTATTGCTCTAAGCATCTCGCCCCACAAGTAGCGTTCATCATCCGTGCCTTTTCTTTTACCGGCAAGTGAGAATGGTTGGCAAGGGAATCCTCCAGTAAGAATGTCAATTTTGTTTGCATATTTTGTGAAATCAGTTTTACATATATCAATGTGACTATCCGCATCAGGGAAGTGATAGTCCAATACTTTTCGTGGAAATTCCATCCACTCGCAATGAAAGACATTCGTCCATCCCATCCATTCGGCTGCTAAATCAAAGCCACCTATTCCTGAAAATAAACTTCCGTGTTTCATAGTCGTTCTTCGTACATTGTGCGTTCACCGATGAATGTCGTTTTGATTGTGTAGCATTCACCGTGACGATTCTTTGCGATAATCAATTCGGCTTCTTCTTGTTGGAGCTTCTCACCTGAATAGTATGCCGGTCTGAATGGGAACATCACAACATCCGCATCTTGCTCAATACTTCCACTCTCACGGATATCACTCAGCATAGGTCTTTTGTCCGCTCTCTCCTCACATTTGCGTGATAACTGAGCCAACACTATGACTGTGATGTTTAGTTCCTTAG